CGATAACAGTACCAGTTGAAGTTCATTGGAATATCACAGCGTGGAGAAGCCCAGCACCAGTCTTTACGACCGTAGTTGTAGCAGTTGAGATGTAGGTGAGATTGTTTCTAAACTCTACCTTGGTTACATCATTTGGGATATCCTCACCAGCGATAGTAGTACCGAGAGTCTCTTTGAGATTCCCGAGTGAGTCAGCTTGAAGAGGACCAGCCTGTCAATCTGTTCGAGTTGTTGGAGTGGCATGAAACATTGCCCATCCAATAAATCTCGAAAGCATCGATGTATCAGAAGTTGGCGTTGCTGTACCAGGACTTGATACAGTTGGGAGTGGGTACGCTTCAGAAATTGGCTGTTGTCCATTAGCCGTTTTGTGTCACATGAGAACACCAAGATTTTCATTTGCCATATAGGTATGGTGAAAAGATATAAATTTATGAGATTACTTGCAAATTGAATTTTGCTCGCATCTCATTGATCTGAGTTTTTGACTCTTCAGATTTTGCGAGAATTTCCATCTCCTGAGAGGAGAGAGTTTCTCACATCATCTGTTTCATCATGATACTCATGATCTTTGCCATCATTGCCATTTGAGCATGAGGATTTCCACCAAATACCCTATGCACAATGATGTCTCCGATCTCTTGATCTGAGAAGGATACTCATTGAATATCGATCAATGATATATCATCCGATTCCATGATCTGATGTTGTACCATACTCTTTCTCAATGTAGTTTCTACCTCCGATATTTCCCGAATGCGATCAACCTGATACTCTTCATCTGTGAATGGATTCTTGAGAATGATTGAATATTTTTCAAATCATTCCGGAACTTCTCATTCATATGATTCCGATGGTACCCATGTTTCCTCTGTATACCCGAAATATTCGAGTTGTTCTTCTTGAGTCATAATTTATTGATTATGAGATAGATACTTGGAATGGCCTGTATGCTTGATAGTCTGTTGGAAGTTGTCGAATTGATCCTATAAATCCAAATCAGAGATATGGGAATATGTTGTATGTTGATGATGCACCAGCAACTGTATTCAATGTTCAAGAGAATGTGAGATCAATTACTATGCGATCATTGAGACTTGAAGTTGCAGGAGTGAATGTTGTTGTAGCAATTGGAGCAAAAGCAAATAATGTTTGAGTAGATGCCGTCAATCATGTACTTGTCGCTGTTGATGCTGCTGTTGATGCAAGTGTTCAAATTGTCGTCAATGTTCAACTTGTATTCATGAGCTTCACTACTGCGGAAACTACAAGATTTGTACAATTTATAGTTGTCGCTGTTGATGCACCAGCAATACCAGTGAGTTTGAATGATGGAGCAAATGAGAAACTTGCACCAACTGTTTGTCATGCTTTGAGTTTTTCAATAGATGCAATACGAACTGTATCAGAGAATGTATATGCTCATGTTGTCGGTACTGCTGTGAATGCCCATCATTCTTGTAGCTCTGTTTGAGATCAAACATCAGCAAGTGCAGAATAAAAATTTCCTATATTCTGGAAAGCATCAACAACGGTGCGAAAATATGCATTGATTGGAGTTGCTCAAACTGTTTCAAGTGTTGTATGATCTGTGATTGTTTTTGTGTAGTTTGCAAGTGATCAGTTTGTATATCAAGATGGAGATCATGGACATCCGTTGTATCCAAGAAATGCTGGATTTGGATATATTTGATTGAAATAATTATCTTGATTCATCGATCGTGGGAGACTTGCCGAAGATCATGAGCTTGATATGAGTGATGGTAGTGTGAGATTCATATTTTATGTGTAAGTGATTGATGAAATAGAATTTCATGTTCATGCATAATTGATCGTATATATCTTTGGATCTCATACCTTTTGAATATACAATTTTCTTTGTACCGGATTGAAATCAGTCCATGTGAGATTGATCGTGATTGTATTTTCATTGTCTACAATCTGTGTTAGTTGCCCCAAAGAATTATATGTTGTGGTGAAGTCTTCACTTGAGATCTCTTTGAAGAGCGTTGCAATGTCTGTTCTGAACTGATTCAGATGTGCGGCGGTGACTGGATCTCATGATGTCCAGGCGACATTTGATGCTTGCATTATGTTGCAGAGTTAAGAGTAAAAGTCGTATTGACTGTGAGCGTCTCAGTTGCTGAGATCGATATGTTGATGAGTACTCGAGAGAGAAGATACCCTGTATCGATTGTCGCGGTGCCATCAACAAAAACTCACGCCTCAAGAAAGCTCATTCCTCCAACTTCTGCACTCGTGAAAAATTTATCAAGATATGCGACGTTGTCGGTTGCTGTTCTCTGCGTGAAAAGTCCGCGGATTGTCTCATTATCAAGAGTCGTATCAGTATTTGCGGGAGCTATTGAACCGTTTCAAAGTGCGAGATAGTTTGCTTTGAATGTTGGCACGACAACTTGTCACGCAATTAGTTTCGCGAGCTCATATCTGAGCACATTCGGGATTTTATTATGTGCCTCAATTGTGCGAAGAAATCCACTCAGATGTCCTTCATACTCTCGCATATATTTTGCAAGTCGATCAGGATACTTGAATGTCCCTTGAAGAATATCTTTTGTAATTATTGCAACATTTGCAAAACCCTCTCGCACTCCTTCTCCATGAAGATAAATGCGAGCAGCTGTCTCTGCGTCGGTTACAGTAAAGCGATAATTAGGAGCGAGAAGAATTTCTGCATTCATATTGCTGAGATTATACTTTTTCTCTTGACTTATGCAACTTGAGAGAAGCCAACATAGGCATCATTCGCTGTGCCTCATTCCGTAAAATTCAGATTTATATCATACGGCAAATTGCGAGAGTGAACATAGAAAGGAGGTGATTTCTTTTTGAATATATAGGCATCTGCAAAATTCATAACCTCATCGACTGTCTCAACTACATCAACAATCTCAGCAATATCAATAGCATTAGATGGATCTCTTTTGAGAAGATACTGAAAAAATTCAGTGAGTCCATACATAGAAGATCAGCATGATATGCTATAGAGCATTGGTCAACCGATTGTTCTTTGTCTTGCATCTACCTTCTGTATCACAAAATCAGAATCAATTGAAAAAAGTGGATAGGTGATATGAATGATCTGCCCTGCTTGGAGTCCATCCATCTCAGTCTCAAAGCTAGCTGAGAGAATAGGATTAGAGTATGCATTGATTTCAGCTCGTGCTCGTGCTCGTGCTTCATCGAAAGTCTTGATCGATGCATCAGAGATCACCGCACCATCGAATATACCATCACCTCACAAAAGCGATTTCATAAGATCGATAGATGCTTGATTCCGGATCTGTACTCTGATGTCTTTGTATGGATAGTACTCAAGCTTGATCACATCACCAGCATTGAGCGTGGCAATGGATCCATTTCTCACCGTCTTTTCAGAGAAATTGAATACGAAATCAACCGAACTATCTGGCACAAGGTTTTCCACGCCGACCGTTTTCAATACAAATCATCCACCAGTATCTACATATACATTGAGTCACTTCGGTGGATAGTCAAGACGATATGAAGTTTCATCACCATCACAAACATGCAATTGATCATATAGATTGGAATCTGGAGCCTGTCCACCTCTCACGGTTTGTCGATTCTTGAGATTCGTAATATCTGCCGTGATCTTGAGTTTGTTGAAATTCGTGGAAGTATCAGTGACCGTCATTGGAGATGGACGATCCTCAGAAGCAAAGAATTGTACATCTCGCTCGGTGGATACATACCAGAAGAATCCGTTATTCTTTGCGAGAGACTCAATAAAAGTAGAAGGCTTTTTATACTGTGCCCTCACGTCTTTGAATTGGATATTTCCATTTTTCACTCATCGAATAGAGAATCCACCAGATGTAGCCGATATTCGATCGATCTTTATGTCTCCGAGTGTGATTGCTTGGAGTGCTACAAATTCGATCTCAAAATATGTTGCTGTTGTCTTGCTTGGTGTTCATCCAATCCACTTTGCACGTGTGAAATCAAAAGAATCATAAGACCATCACTGACCTGCAATGATACCATCAGACCACTCGAACTTTTTCCCAGTACCGTCTATGATGCGGCATGTGATTGAGCTTATGAAGTTCAAAGGGAGATCCATCAGTTTGATCCAAGATCTGATCCGATTGTAGAGTGTGAGATCAATAGGAGATCATGCGATAGGGAAACGATAGGTTGCAACTCACGCACCACTTGCACCAAGATTGATGCTTTTGAGTTTATATATCGCCTCTGTTGAGAGAGTTGGAGTGATTGCCACGCCTGATGTTGTGATTCCAGTGAGTACCTCACACTCATTGAGATCAAGAAGATGATCATTTGCTGTGAAATCATAAACTACGCGACCAATAATCTCTCGAGCATACATATCCTCATACGTATCAACAACATCTTTTGACTTGTCGCACCACACGAGGGCATGT